ACACGCATACCTGCAGGTGCATTTTCAAACTTAACCGTCATTTGACCATTAAGCTTATTTTGATTTGCTACTAAATTTGATTTATTACGTGCCATCGCTGCATATTCGGCGTTGGTGGTAAATAATCCACCAGAGCCTTGTTGACCATAACTTGGTGCGGTTTTTACTGTAGGTGCCATATCACCAGAATTAATCAGTGCATCTTTTGCCTCCTGATTGCCGAAGAAGGCTAGAGTACGAGCAACATTTCGACCAATATTCTCTTTGAATTCGTCACTTAAAAAGTGATCGCTAATGACAGTACCAATTGCATAACCAATACCAGCTGCAGCTAAAAGCAATGCGCCGCTTGTCGCTAAAGCACCTAAACTAGCAGTCATTCCTGTATTTAGCGAAGCTGCAAATGATGTTGCAGCTTTCAAGCCAGATGTGCCAGCTACTGGTGCTAATGCTGTGAACGCTAGACTTAACCTACCAATGGCACCAACAATAGTAAAGATGGCCGCAATTGGACCAGCAGCCCAAGCTAAACCAAGCCCATAAATCAATACTTTTACACCACCGATGGCTTTTACAAACTCACTAATCTGAGATACCACTGATTTAATATCAGCAAACATCCCCTTCCAGTCAAAGTTTTTAAGTGCATTGACTACTTCAGTGAGTGTGCTGACAATTGTTGATTTTATAAACTCTTGATTCTTACCGATCCAATCTTGCATGGAATCTAAAATTGGTTGAATGACCGGCACTAATTTAGCTAACGCATTAGCCATGGTCGCTCTTGCTTGCGTTTTAACACGGTCTAAAGAGTCGCCTAAGTTATCTAATGCGCCTACAGAATCAGTCTCAACAATTGCGCCCATTTTCTTTTGCGCATCAGCTAAAGCCAAACTGCCATCAGCAATACCCAGCAAGACGGGAATCATTTTAATGCCACCTTTGCCGAACAACGCCTTGGCCATACGCGTCATAATGGCTGGGTTGTCTTTGTTTTTAGCAAAGCCTGCTGCCAGTTGTGGCAACACATCAGTGAGTGATGAGAAGCTACCTTTTGCATCTTTTAAAGGTACTTTGAGTTTTTTCATTAAAGTAAAAAACTCTTTATTTTTGGCTCCTTTTGCGATGCCTAAATTAAACTTGCTGAATGCAGCCTCGGCGTCTTCAGCTGTACCACCTACCTGCCCTAGCTGATTGGCTAATGACTGATAATTTTCAATGCCTGCACCAGTTCTATCAGCGGCATCTTGTATGCTACTCGCATATTCTATAGAGGCTTGTGTTGCGCGAATGGCAGCAAATGAAACCGCACTGAATGATAAAAATGCAGGAATACCCACCTTACGCATTAGCTCACTGCCAGCATTGCCAATATCACGTAATGACTTATGCAAAATCTTGGCAGATTTATTTATTTGCTTGAAGGTGGGAGATATCTTATCCACCGCCGACAATATCGCTTTAAGCTGGAATTTATCGGCCATTATTAAGTCCTATTACGTATGTTATTAATGCGGTGTGCTTGCTGTTCGTACAATTCAAATTTGCTTAGTGGCAGCGCTAACAAAGCATCGGGTGCAGAGCGCCAAAAAAATGCCACTTCAAACACCCGATTAGTAAAGTCTTCTAAATCACTTTGTCCTAAGCTTCCACCCCGAAAAAACCCAGCACGACTGCCATCAAACCGGATAGATCCGCACCAGATAATTGACCAACTGAGGACGGTGGAATACCAGCCAATTTAGAAATATATTTACCGATAGTTTTACTGCGAATTTCCATCGCAGTCTCATCACCTTCACCCACAATAATGAGGTACGGAAAGCCGATATCTAAGATTTCTTGGCCAGTAGGCTCACGTAAAGTGATTTCGCTGAGCTCTTGATCATGGGCGGTAATTGGTCTAGTCAGCTTCATGCCCAAATACCTTTGATACCGTTGAATTCAAGCTCTACTTCACCACTATCTGACTTGAATGTTGAATCACCTACGCGAAACGCACCTGATAATGTGTAGGTTTTACCGTTGATAAACTCAGTGGTGATGGTCATATCAGTCGCTGTATTTAGCTTATCAATTGGAAAGTTTGGCGTCACAATAAATGTGCCTTTAACGCTTGGCGTAATGGCCATTTCTTTTAAACCAGCAACGCCACTTTGCCCCATTACAGGCTCGCGTGTCGTATCAAACATAGTGGCTTCAATGCCGCTATCACTTTTAATTTCAAGTTGGTCACCGTCTACTTTGCAATAGCAAGTACCAGCTACTTTTGGAGCTGTAGCCATATTGATTCCTTTCAAATTTTGAAACAAAAAAAGCCCCAATCAAGGGGCTTTAACGATTGATACTGCTAATTAATACTGAAGTCTGAATTGCGCTAATACTGCAAAAATGCGTAATTGATTAACCAAATCAGGCGGATAAAGTACATCTAAACGATTTGGATCAGTCGCATTGCGCTCAACAATCAAGTTAGCTGCAAAGGCTTTGCGATTTTCTACAATGCCTAATTCTTCAAGTGCTGCATATTCACCCATGATTTCACCGCGTACTACGCTTGGTGTAACAATTGCTTGGCCAGCACCAAAACGGGTACCGTCATTTGCTAATTTATGGCGTGGATATTTTTGCGTGACGATGTAACGTAAACGGCGCAAAACATAACTTAGCGTATGCATCGTTTCAGAATCTAAATAGCTAGGATCAGTTTGGTTAAATGCATTTTTTTGGTAAGTGGTAATCGCACGCTCAATACGCACTGCACCTGCGCCAACATAGCTAGTTGCAATACCGCTATTCAATAATGTGCCACGCTCGGTGCCGATAAATCGATTTTGTGAAGGTGCTGGAAGGATACCTACCAACTCACCCGTTTGCGTTGGGCGTGCTGGATCTGCTGCAATGAATACGGCGTTACGTGCGCCGTAAGCAGCTACGTATTCCCATACTGGATTGGGTACCGCAACTTCAAAGCCTGCTACCGTCGCATGTTGATCATTACGTGCCACACCTAACGCTTGTAGGTTTGAGAATGTGTCAGACTTGGCAGAATATACATGGCCATAAATTTGGCGGTTGTAAGCCCAGCGGCCTGTCGTATCATTCATCAATGTTTTGAAGGCATCTAATGAGGTGCTATCAGTGTATGGATGAATGATGAAGTCGTATTGTTCATCACCTAACGCCGCTAAAGCTGTCGTTAATACACTCACGCCAGTGCCAGCAACCGTTTGAGCAAAAGCTACTGTTAAGCCCGCCGGTGTTTTTTCACCGCCAGCTAAGCCACGGAAGTTAACTTGAAGTTTAATATCGCTAGAGATTAAACCTTTATGCTTAGCGGTACAGGTTACGACACCGGCAGCAGCTGAAGCGGTCACTGGTAATGTAGAGTCAGCAGTAATCGCAGCCGCAATCGCAGCAGCCACCACAGTAGCGGTATCACCACTTAACACCGTGATTTGTGTTTTTTGCGCGCCGATATATAACGCTAAAGTACCGGCCTCTGTCGATGGCCCTGTCACAGTAATAGTGTTGACTGAAGCTACACCAGCACCTAAGTCATCAAGTAACAGCATCCATACTTCACCAGTGGCATCATTCGCACGGTAAATCTCATGCATTTTTGCAGCAATAGAGCCAACACCAGCCAATGTTTTAGCCTGATCAGTTTTAGAAACTAAGGTGGGCACATTAGGTGTCCCAATACCAGCTGCAAGCTTTTGGCCGATAATCAATGTACGCAAGTTTTGGCTAAAATAGCCCGCTTGCGAGTTATCTACCTCAGCATAAAATAACGGCACACGCTGATTTGCTGGCATGTTATTAAACGAAACGGTCATTTTTAGCCCTCCTATAGGCATAAAAAAACCCGCACTGAGCGGGTTTAGTTTTTTTTACAAAGTTAGGTGTTAGAAAATTACTCTTTTGCGGTTTTCTTTGTTTCAGTCACAATTTCAACATCACCATCATTAATACGGCGCTGCCAGTAAATATCGTTATCATCTACAGTACCGCCTTCAGCGGGCAAGTAACCGCCGCGCACTGGATCTGGAATTTGTTTGTCATTCTTTGGTTTAATAAACATGATCTACCCTTAATTAAGTTATTGTGGAATTGAAATATCAAGTACCGCTTCTTTTTTACCATCAGGCCCTGTTGCACCCACGTTAGGATCATGCGGGTCGATGGCATCAACATCGATGTGTAGTTTGGTGAATGCTGGCAACGCTGCAAGGGTTTGACCTTGCCATGTATCGCTAATATCTATCTCAGTCACTGCGCTAAATTCAAACTGATAAAATAAACGCGCTCTATCCATACGCAATAAATGCCCGCCAATATATGAAATATGCCCATGTGCAGAATCTGGCTCCCAACCTAGTAATGCAGCCCACAACTCAGCGCGCAATGCTTTAATGCTATAAATTGCGGTTTGGCCGCGTTCGTCTGGTGTGTTATCAATTGCAACGACTACTGCAATAATGTCGGTAATTTCTTGCAAATAGCCACTGTCAGATTTGTTTGGCTGGGCATCATCATCCATTGGAATTACAAAGGCTGCAGGTGTCGGTAATACTGACTTTTCAGGCAATGAAGTAAACTCAGCAGCCCCAGCAACACGATTGCCAAATGATGAGCAACGTGACTTCAACGCAGCAATAACTAAGGTAATATCCATATTATTTTCTAGGAATCAGTGAGTTTTCTAAGGTATTTAATAATACTTTTCTAGCATTAGGGCTGCGTGTTTCAAGCGCATCCACCATAAAGTTACCACGTGGCGCTAAGTTGTTAGTTTTAGATCCGTAAAATAAAAATGCAGGGTAAAAATCATCACCCATTTCAGCAGTTTTCATAGGCATAATTTTCACTAGAAAACCTGATTTTGATACTTTGTACTTGATGCTGCGCTGTAATCTTCCAGTTTGTTTACCAGGGTATTCACCAGCGCTTGAAATTGCACGGCGAGAAAGTAAACGCTTTGCTTCTTTTCTCACATCACGGCCAAGTACGCCCATGGTTTTGCGTACTTTTTTCTTATCAAAATCTAGGCGGCTAAAACCATCTATCGTTACGTTAGTTTCAAATAAACCACCAAGCTTTGACATTTAAGCAATATCTCCAAGCAACTCAACTTCTAGCATCACCCAAATACGTTGACCATTTAAATTACTAGCACGGCGAACCCTATAACGCTGATTGTCGTACTCCACCACATGCTCAGCAGTGATTTTTCTATCGTTAATAGCATCGGTATAGTGAGTAATAATGCGGTGTGTCACATCTTCACCAACTTGTTTAGTGCCAAAATATATAGCGTTGCCAACTGGGTCTATTGATGCCCAGGCATCAACTGGCTCATCAAATGTTTGAGTGATCCCGCCACTCATCGCTGCAGCATCGTGCCATTTCTTTACAGTGACTAAATAAATTAGATCACCGGTATTAGGTTCATTGATCATGATGGCATATACATTACGCGGAACGGATCGAGCAGACTGTCAATGTAAGGTAAACGCTCTAATTTACCTTGCACGATGGCAGTTTCGCCACGATTTTTATATAAACTATCCAAGCGTAGCTTCATCCAGCTTTTAATGGTTTCATCAACTTCAGCTGGCGTGGCAACACCCACAATATAATCAATTTCAATCGCGGCAATTTGCGGCAATGAAACAGGCCATATTTTGCCGAATTTAGGCGATAAGCGCCCTGGTATACTGTTTTTATCCACGGTATATTCTGTGACTGCAAGCGTTTGTTGCACGCCAGCCATGTCTAAATATTTAACCGAAGTAACGGATGACACTGGACCTTTTGGCAAATCAATAATCGGCTCAAAACAATCTAACGTCAGGCGCAAAGTTTGTTGCATTAGCGATATCTGCAATTCAGTTTCTGCAAATTTACGCACAGCACTAATCGCACTGTTGATCCAGGCATCTTCCGCAACGTTAGACGCTACCAAACGCAAATGAAGTTTAGCTTCAGCCAGTGTTAAAGGCTCTAACACTGGTTTTACTGTAACAATAAGAGACATCGTTATTCAGCAAGTGCCACGGTAGCTGCTTCAATATGAGGAACTTTGTCCTCATCTGCTAACGCTTCAAAAGCCTCAGCATTTAAACCACTTAACTCTATGGCTTTTGCCTTAATTGCTACCGCTAAAGCTTCATCTGCTTGATTTTTAGCCAGTTCAGCTGCAGCCTTATCATCCGCTGCTTGTTTTTCAGCAGCTTCTTTTTCTGCTTTAGTCTGCGTTTTTTCTTTCACATACTCAGCGATTCCGCCTTTCACATGACGCGCAGAATTATCATCTTCAGGATATTCCTCACCTTTAGCGTATTGAACGGCACCAGAATTGTAAAAGCTCTCGATATAAATTACTTTTTTAGCCATCGTATTCTCCAAATAAAAGCCTGTTTTGCAGGCTTTTATTGACTAGATTAATTGAAAATCAAATTAAGCAACAATTTGAACTACAGATGCCGCACCTAAGTTAATCGCTGGGTTAGCATTTGCATTTTTGATTGGTTCAAACAATGGTGTACCGCCGAAGAAGTAGGCGCCAACCAAGCTTGCAGCCACACCAACCGTTAAGCTTAAGCGTACAAAGCCAAAGCCATTATTGGTATCTAGTTCTTGCGGGCGTAAGTTGATCATGGCTTGTTTATTATCACCAGAGGCTTTTACAATTTGTGCAATAGCCTTACCTGTCACATCTTTTACACCAGTACCACTGATATCAGTCGCTTGCTGAATTTTTGCGTCAACTGTGGCAGAGGCGCCAAGCACACCAGTTGAGATAAGCGCTAAGAAATTATGGAAGTTATAAACAGAAACCCAAGGTGTAGTAATAGTACCTGCAGCTTGTGAAACTGGATCGATAGAGGCTTGAAGTGCTAAGCCCTCTGAAATTTGACGGTTAATCATGTTAGATTCCTTTATTCAAATCTGCCCACTACAAAGAGTGGGCAGGTGTTTCAATCATTAAAACTCAGCTAGGATTAACGTGCGCCTAATTGAACGAATGGTGAAAGGTTTTTAGAGCCATTCGCCGGCGCGATTGGGTTAACAATTTTTGAGCCACCATCAACACGGAATGTCGTGCGGAATGCGGTTGCATCAGCATCAAAATACAAGTGCATTGAAGTTGCAGTTTCAATACCTTGTGCTTTGGTGATGGTGCGGTAGTAGCTCATGTCAGCCAGCATAATGTCGCCTTGAGCACTGAATGATTTAGCGTGTTGGCTAATCATAATTGGGCGGCCTAATAGTGTGCCGTATGGGTTTACTTGAATACCACCAACCGTTGCGCCAGTCGCTGGCATATAGATTGGATAGTTACCTAACGTTAAGGTAAACAATGCAGGCAATACATCGTTATTGATGATCCATACTGAGCGTGGGTATGAGCCTGCTGGCAAACGTGCAATCATGTTGGCAAGATTGAGTGCTTGTAGCGTCAACGTTGCTTGGCCAGACTCTTTTGCTACTGTCACCATTGCATTACTGTTAGCAAAACCTGCTGGTGTACCATTACCTAAACCAAAAATAATAGCTTCGTTTGTTTTCCAGCGAATTGAGTCTGCAATTTTTGAAGGTACATAGCTATTTAATGCGCTGGTATCTTGCAACAACTCATCAGTCAGCGGAACAAGTGCAAGCAATTTTGAAAGACGCAAAGTGCTTGTACTTAGCGATGGTTTCGTTTGGTTAGCTACTGTCGCTTCATTTTGCCAATAAGCACGAATACCATCAGTACCCCAAGGCGTTGTTTCATCCTTTGGGAACACCATACTATTACCACCGATGTTGATATTATCGGTCATTGGTAGCAATGAATCTTCGCCTAGAGAGTGCGTAAAGATTGTGCTACTAAATTCTGGCGGAACGGCATAACCACCATCACCACCAATATTTTCTGAGCCGAACGTTGTCGGTGCTGCAGCATCAAAGCCACCAATCAACAATCGCTCATCAACTACACCATTGCGGCGACCTGCCGTAATCACGGTAGATAAAAACTCACCTGCATGGATAAAACCACGGCGAGGATCGTTTTCAATATTAGAAGTAATGCGAGCACCTTCGGCAAAGTGAGTTGGCACAATAATGCCAGAGGCCGCTTCAGCTTGCGCTAAAAACTCTTCAGCAGTGATTGATTTAGCAACTGCATCAATTTGGGCTTTCATACCATCAAATTGTGTTTGCTCTTCATCGGTAAAATCACGATTTTGAGCTGTAATTGCATCGTTAAATGTACGTGCGCTAGCCACCAAAGCAGCTTTGCGCGCTAATAATTCGCGTAATTTTTTGTTCATTTGAAACTCCAATAAATAACAGGCATAAAAAACCCGCATTAGGCGGGTATTGGTGGGTTTGCTGCCCTATTGCAACTCAATGGAGTTTAGATAACGGCGGCACTGAAACTCAATGGAGATTCAGGTAATAATTTTTTTGAGTAAAGCTGTTAACTACTTAATAAAAGTAAATCTCTTTCAGCTGCAGCACGACGTGGCGAACTGCTTACTGCGTTAGGACGTTGTGATTGCATTTTTTTAATCACCTGGTCAAAGGTTGCAACACCGTCTACCATTTGCTGAGCAACGGCATCGTCAGCACCTAGCACGCGGCCTTGGCCCATGCCATCACGGACTTGCGAAGCATTCACACCGCGACCACGTGCGATCCCTTTTACAAAAGCACCGTAATAACTATCGACACGGCCTTGCAAATATTGCTGAGCTTCTTCATCTAAAGCTTGAAATGGGTTAGCTTCAGTTTTGTATTTACCTGCAGAGATCATAGTGGTTTTAATGCCCGCCTCTTGCATGGCGGCTGATTTGTCCTGATGCGCCATGAAAACGCCAATGCTGCCAACTTCACCACCTGGGCTTACATAGAACTCAGATGCTGAGCAGCCGATCCAGTAAGCAGCTGAGGCAGCCAAACTATTGGCAACAGCCACAATCGGTTTAATGCTGCGTGATTGATAAATCTCATTAGCTAATTCAGTCGTGCCGTAAACAGATCCACCAGGTGAGTCGATGTCGATTAAGATACTGCCAACGGTTTCATCAGCGAGCGCTGCGCGTAACATTTGTGTAAACATTTGAGTAGATGTACCGCCCGCGCCGCTAATGTCATCTGCCATATTACCGCGCTGTGTGATGGCGCCATAAAGTGGCAGCACTGCAATCGAGCCACCACCGGCACGCATATTGGTTTCTTTTTTTACCATGCGACCTTGTTGCGCGGCCTCAATGTTGGCCATCACTTCATCGCTTGCTGCAGCGCCTGATTGCCAGCGCCAAAGCATGGATGAAAATGCCTCTAAATGTTCGGGCATCATGGCCCATGGCGTTGATAAAAATTGTGCGATTAGTAATTGGCGCTTCATAGCGTGCCTTTCAGTGCAAGACGTTCTAGTTTTGTTTGCGTGTTAGCGGTAAAAATAACTTCATCAAAGAGCTCAGCACTAAAGTCAGTAATCTGCGATTGGCAATACTGCTGCGCAACATTCAACTCAATATTCAGCACTGAAGCTACAAACTGTGCATGCTTCACGTACATATCAGGCAATGTGCTGGTATTGGCTTTAATCAACTCAAGTTCTTTGCGTGTAATGCGTTCAGCAGCTGCACTTGCAAGCATTTGTGAGCGATTTTCTAGACTTTCTGCATCTTTTTTAACAGAGTCAGCAACCATACTTGCAAGTATTTGTGAGCGCTCTAATCGAATTTTTGTATCACTTTTAACAGGCTCAGCAGACATTAAACTTTCGTCAGCATCGGGTTCTTGACCTGCTTCAACCATGTTTAATGGTTGTAAAGGCTTATCTAAACCCTCTTTTGGGTCGTAATTTTCAGCAATACGCGCTTCATTTCTGGTTAGCCAACCGTCTAAAATACCATTATGATAATAAGTAGCGCGGGCGGTTGAGTCGCCACGCATTAAATGTGTTAAATCAAACTCGGTTTTTATACCTTCGTCTTCAAAAAGTAGATCAGCTTCGATAGAAGCTTCCAAGCGCACGCACATAGGCTGCAGACAATCTTGCACGAACTCCAAGGCTTGCTGCTCGATGTTTGAAAAGCTGGCTTTTTCTAAATCACCCACTTTATGTGGTGGCACACCAAACCAACGTGCGATTTCTGTAACGTTATGTTTTTTAGTTTCTAAAAATTGTGCATCTTCATTAGAAAGCGTGACTTCATGGAATTTCATGCCCTGCTCTAGCACCATGGTTTTACCGCGATTGATACCGCCTTGTGCTTTTTGCAATGATTCTCTGAATTTCTTTTGCTCGGTATCGTCTTTAAACTTACCAGGCACTTCAATCCAACCGCCGGATGGCTTAGCATCATTTGCCCAAAAGCGTGTGCCAAAATCTTGGGCACTGATTGCACCAGACAAGCTGCTACGCGCCAAAGCAATGGTGCTTAAACCCATAAGACCATCTGTAGACAAGCCACGCAGATGCCATACTTCACCGCGACTCAGTATAATTTCAGTGCCATTACGATCACGATAGCGATATCGATGACTGCCATTGTCTAGCAATTCCATTTTCACGCTATCAGGATGCATCGGCATCAACGCCGTAATTTCACCACGAGCATTTGAAATGATTTGGTTATAGCAATTTCCACGCAATTCAATGTGCGCATTCATCATTTGGCGCCATTCAAAGCGATTTTGAAATGGGTTAGGCCGAATGCTAAATAGCTTATACAACGGATGATTCGTAATACGTTGTTTGCTGCCATCACTACGCTCTTTGTATAAAACAAAGGGCAGCATGGCTTGGCTGGTGCTTTTTAAATCGACACAACGATACACAGTTGACAATTGCAACGCGCTATCAGGCGTGACACGCACCGTGCCATTTACCAGGTTACTGATCGGATTAAACCAAAAGTCACCTGAAGGTGACTTATCAACCCCAGATGAAGCGGCTATTTTAGATAAGAACATTAGTTTTCCGCCTTATCTGTTACTGCCGGTGATTCAATAATCCCAGCAATTTTAATGCCTAGCAGCGTTAAAAATATCATAGAAAGCCCGCCAACAATTAAGCCCCAACCGATGCTGAGTATCATGCTGCCAGCCACCAACATAAGCCAGCCAGTAATGATGCAGTAGTTGAAAATTTTAATGTTCATATCACCATGATTTCGTAATTATCAATCACGTTAGCGCTTTTCTCACCTAACATCGCGCGTCCGTGTGCCACAATTAAAGCGATTGCAGCGTCAATTTTCTTTTCAGTGCTGTTCTTACGTGGAAACCAGTTGTCATTCCGATCCGGTACTACTTCAACGTTACTCATCATCCAAATAAATGCTGGGTTACCATCATGATGAAAGCGACCATCATCAATAAGGGCTGCAATATCCTTCATTGGCTCGCTTAAATACTTCACGTTCATTGGTACATCAATCACGGTATAGCCTAACTCTTGCAAGTTGGGCGCCATTTCACGTGCGCCCCAGGCATCCATTGCGATCTCTTCAACCTGTACTTTTTCAGAAACCTCTAGCGTGTCTTCTTCAATATGAGAAAGTGAAATCATATTGCCTGGTGTTTGAGTCAAATGACCTTCAATCACCCAGCCGCGATAATGTGCATTTTCTGGCTTTTCTACAGCGGCTTCAGGTAAGTAATTTTTAGTGAAGACGTAATAGTGTTTTTTACCGTTAATTTCACGGATAAATTCAAATACAGTTGAAGCGATATCTACTTTTGAAGCCAAGTCATTGCCGATATAGCAGGACTCACCCCTAAAATCTTCTAGCTGCAATGTTGGATCACCACAGTTTTGTAAATTCTCTAAGTTAAATGCCGGTGATGCACTGGCTACCCAAATATTTAAGTGCTTTGTTTTGTAAATTGCTTGCTTACGCGGATCTGCTAAAGCATCTTGCAGCTGCGCAAGTAAGAATTCTGCACTGACCGAGATATCAAAGTTTGGATTTGCCTTGCGTAGTGCCTCTTCACTGGTCCAATCATCTTCAGCATCCATCGTGTAGATGATGCCGAAGCGTCTATCATTCTCAATTACGCCTGATAGAATATTTTGTAGCTGTATTTGGTGCTGATAACATGGGCCGCTGATATTGACACCAGCGGTTGTAATGACTAAAAGTATTGGTTGCGACCTCGCGCCCATACCCGTGTTGCCTGTTTCATACATGGCATTTGTTGTATGCTCGTGATACTCATCAACGATCCAACACGAAGGCGAAGCACCATCACCAGGATTACCAATGACCGGTTCAAATCGACTATTTGTATCAACCACAGCCAAGTTTGATTTATTCGGTACCACTCCATAATAAGACCTGAATTCTGGCGTACCCACTGCCATTAATCGTGCTGGAATAAAAACCTCTAGCGCTTGATCCTTACTGGTGGCGCCGCTATATACTTCAGCACCAAATTCACCGTCAGCCGTTAGCATGTATAGGCCAATAATGGCAGCTATAGTGGACTTTGCATTCTTGCGCGGCACAAATAAGTCGATCGCAATGAAGCGACGCTTGCCAGTTGACTTCTTAATCCAGCCAAAGCTCACCGCTAGAATGAAAACTTGCCACGGTTCAAGCTTAATCAGTTGTCTACGCGACGCCCAATCACCTTTAATGTGTGGCATTTTCTCGCCAAACGCACATATTCTTTGCGCTGGATAGTATTGCTTGCCCTTAATATCTGTTAATTCAGGGTTAAAAGTGTATGGATAATTATCATCTTGAGACTTTTCCAAGTCTGTAAGATGCCGTTTACAGGCTAAACGTACCCATTTACAAGCGAGAATATTGCTATTAACGACATCTTGCGCATATTGCGTTGCAATAGCGGCGAAGTCTTTAATCATATATTGGCAAATGTATCAGTCTTAGGTGCATCATCATCATCGAACAATGCTTGTTGTAAAAGGTTACTTGGTGTTACGCGGCTGCGCGCACTAGGCGACATGCCAAAGTTACTTAGAAATTTATCTACGTTATGACGGGCTTTATTCGCTATCACCCAGTAAGGCGAGTAAATAATATTGCCGTTAGTCGTCATTTCAGTCATACCGTCACCGCCAACGTATTCTTGGCCAGCTGCTTCAGCTGCTAAAATTTTTACAGCAGCGCGCTCCATGTTACGTTTGAGCATTTTTTCTGCATATACCAACTCAGCCCAGCTTTGCACATACAAACTAAGCGCTGCGCGGTCTAATTTGGAGATCAAGCCATAGCGTTTTAATTCTTCACCAATACGTTTCCACTCTTTTTTGGCTTCCGGCAGCAAATGCGCAGGGCAACCAGGCAATTCAATCTCAGGCTGCAAAGTATCCATCAGTTGATGCAATGGCTTTTTGCTAGGATTGCCGTAAAGTTGGTGAACGTTAGATGGTGTTGGTTTTGGTCCTGGCTTCATAATTATTTACCCCACGTGGGGAAGCTTTAAACTTCATTCACGTTATGGCTCAATGCATCAGGTAGCAGAAATGCAAAAGGCCACAATGAGTTTCCTCACTATGGCCTTTCACATATGCAACCCTTCAAAGAGCATCAGCTCTGGGTTGTATTCTTTCAATAATGGGAGTGCTAAACACCCCCCCCTATGATCTAATTCCCGCACAAAAAAATCTGATTAAGCATACGGTCTAGAGGCTAAAAGCTGTAGAGATTTACTACCCCCTACCCTATGCCTCGAAAGCCACCATCTTCTGTTGCAGTCTTTCGGTCGTGACATTCTTTAGCCATCGATTGCCAGTTGTTGCGATCCCAAAACAGCACCATGTCACCACGATGCGGAATGATGTGATCAACAACAGTTGCAGCCTTCAATTGCTTCACGCCTTCTAAGCAATCTTTACACTGACACAACGGATGTGCTCTAAGAAAACCTTTGCTTGTCTGTTGCCAGCGATAACCATAACCACGTTGAGTGGATGATTCACGCTTAACTTCAATTTGCTTTTGTACTACTCGCTTATGCTCACCGCAATATGCACCAGATGTAGTTAGCGCCCGACAACCCATTTGTTTACAAGGTTTAGGTGCTGCTGTTGGCATATGATTTGGGCAACAAAAAACCCGCTAATCAAATGATTGCGGGTTATATAGTTTCATTTATAAAAACAATAACAGAATCTTATTATAAATCGGCAGAAGGTGTCAATCTTTTTTAATAAGTATTTTTATCTATTATGCAGACGTCTGTACTCTTTTACTTTTCTTAATTCATTCAACTTAATTAATATTAGCTCAAAGGATTTAATTAACCGAGCATCATAAGTTCTGATTGAACATCCACATCGCTCAGCTTTCTGCTGCTTAGTACCAGTCTGAGTATAGTGTTTAATAATGACATCTTTGTAATCAATCTCTAGCTGACATACCGCATCATCAACTTCATAACATTGTGAATCAATCTCTGATATCCATGAACCACCACCAGGTATAGTAAGAAAAGCTGATTTACTTGGATATCCACTCCCACCATCAGTGCGTCTAATTCTCCATTCAGACCATGTAGACAATAAGCTTTTGATATATTCATGTGTCATCATTAAGCCTTCAACTCAAAATACTTACACTTACTACCAATACGCGGCACATTCTTGTTGTCTAACTTTCTAGCGTCAGTACACACCACCTTGCCCAACAAGTGCGTATGTGATTCACAAGCTAGGCAACCTAATTCCTTCAGCTGCTGACGCTCACATACTTCAGCTGGATCACGGTATAAACTCACAGGCAATGCATAACTATTTTCTAGCGGCATTTTTAACCTTTCCATTTGCACTCTCAAAAGCTTTATCACCAAGACGTTTCAATTCAAAGAATCTATCTGGACCAATCCACATTGGATAATCATTATCAGATCTGTAATTCTTAGGCTTAATCTCTTTGTCGCCTTCAGTCATTGCCAGCACCACCACATCATCACCAAACAAAGCACGCATTTCATCAACCATCGCAGAACACTCAGGCATAGCCGCACGAACCTCAGCTGCACGTTGCTCTTTAGACTTAACCACCGGCATTTCAAACTCAGTGTGAACTAGCATAGTTCCATACCTTCCATACCTAAGTGTTGAGGTATGGAACCTGAAAGCCGTTGTCTTGCAACGTTCTTCCATACCTTCCATACCTTCCATACTAGAAATGATGATTTAAAACATGTGCGCGTGTGCGTGCGCGCGTGTGCATGTGCGCGCCCATGTATGTGTATGTGAAAATGGTATGGAACGTATGGAAGGTATGGAAGAGCCGCACCAGCACTTGATTCTAGCCTTCCATACCTTTTAGCCAAGGTGTGGAAGGTATGGAACATTTGCATAGAAAACGGCTGCAATTTAGAAATTAACATCGTCATCCTCTACTTTCGATTGAATATGTGAATCATGTTTAGGAGGCATATACCAAAACCGACTGATTGCATTGGTGCGTTTTTCTATCTTTGTGCAGCCCAACTTCATTAAAGCTGAGCCAATTCTGGTTTGAGTGGCAGGCGTAAGGTCTTTCATTTGAAATTTAAGCCAGTCAGTAGCGGCGTAATGCAGGCTAAATTCACCGTTGTGGGTCATCACATGCTCGTGTAGCGCCTCAATAAAACTCTCACTGATACCGCGCTTAAATTGCTCTTTATCGAAAATCTTTTTCTGCTCTTCAGCGGTTGGCCAATTCTTTAAACCTTCATTAACCATCACCAAAGCTTCAGCAAATAACTGATCCCGCGTCATTTCCAAACCTTCGGTATCAACCTCTTCATTCACCGTAATAGGCCAAAAACGCCGCCCACCAGTGGAATCTTTATTCCACTCAGTTTCATTGGTAGATCCACCAAACACTAATTGTCGAGGTGCCTTAATCTCACGCGTACCAAATACCGGTCGAAACTCATCAACTTGCCGCGATAGAAATGATTTTTGCTTCGTCGACTCAGCGCGGGCGAGTGAGCCAAGTTCGCTAAACTCATACAACCACTTGCCACGTAATGCCGACATAGAGTCTTTATGGTTTAAGTCGATATCGGTATCACCAAACCATTCACCGCCTAGAATTTTGAAAGTGCTAGACTTCTTCCGACCTTGTTCACCTTCAAGCACCAAGCAGTAATCAAACTTGCAGCCTGGTTGCATCACGCGCTTCACCATGCCCATCAAATACCAACGCGCTACACGCTTAGAGTATGCAGTCAAAGGCACGCCTAAGAAGTCCAGCAGCCACGTATCAACACGCTTTACGCCATCCCATTCAAGGCTTTTCAGATATTCAACGACAGGGTGAAATTTATTGCTGTGCGAGAGTGTTTCAACTGCCTTATTACACATTTCGGGCGATGGGCTAAACCGATATTGACGTGTGATCCACATCGAGATTAATGCAGCATCAGTATCGCTAAAGTCGCCGGCCTCGCCTTTAATATCAATGTATGGTGGAGCCTTCAGCTTTACCGATTGAAGGGCTAATTCATCGTAACCAAAGACGCCTTTCCAGCGCTCATCATTCTTTAAAATGTCGTAAACATTGGCCAAGCAAGGCACAATAGATTCCTGCTTTCTCAGCAGATATTTACGCCACTTTGGACCATCTTCATCTTCATCCGCCGCAGCGGAATCCGCGCCATTTTTAGGTTCTGACTGTTCTTTTTTAGGCTCAGCAGCATCGATTTGTGGCCGCACGTTCGTAATAAACGCATTGAGTGATAGTGCATCTATGCCCTCTTCAATTGCGTCTGCTACGTCCCATCCTGCAGGCTTATCTAATGGTTTTGGTATGTCGATAATTTCAAATTTTGTATTGGCATCAAGCGCGAGTAATATTTCACGAATGCGCAACATTGCCTTCATACCTGGTTGTTCATGCTCAGGTAATAGAGGCTTAGATTCAGCATCAATGCCCGCATCTTTTTCGGCTTTAGTCAGCTTTTCACGCTGTGCATCACAATCAGCCCATGCGTAAATACTTCTGCCTGCTAGAGGTGCCCAATCAATCTTTTCAATGGCCTTGCTACCACCCGGCCAACTACATGAAACACCCTTAAACAACTCTGCAGGCGCATCCGCACTCTTTTCACCCTCAACCAACAAAACATAAGCTTCAGGCTTTGCAGCTAGGCGATCTAAACCATACAAAGGACGCTTAGGCTCAGCCCATTGCATCCAGCGCCATTCATGTTTGTTAGTCTTTGAGTTTTTGCAGTAAGTCAGCGGCGTAATTTCTTTGCCACCGTCACTGGTATTGAAACGTAAAATATAGCCAAGCAGCTGGCCATCAGCATCTTTGTATTCCCACTTCATGGCAGGCAAACCACGTACTGGATGTGCTAATGGTGGCGCTTCAGCATTCAACGGCACTGGAATCACAGGATGCCAGGGCGACTCTTCTTTAGGCTTAGCCTGTTTCACATCATCAGGGTTAACCACAGCCTTTTGGCGCGGCTTAGCTTCTTTGGTTTTAGGTCTGCAGCCATCAGGTAAGCTGAATGCAATCTGATCCGCCACATCAATAGCAGCCTCCCATTGCTCCAAGCCTTCAAGGTAGGCATACAGACTAATTAAATCATTACCAGCATCATTGGTGGCAAAGTCGCCCCAAGCACCAGTATTAATATTGATTGAGAAAGAGCCCTCTTTATTGTCGGCTCTTAATGGATTAGTGGATTTGTACTCATGGCCTTGTCGCCTGCCACTTGGTAACCAGCGATTAAGCAGCGTTTCAGCACTACTGAGTGCCGCCCTGCTAATCTCGATGTATGGAATTGGGGTGAGCTTATTTGACACTATCGAGTCACTCGCTTCACAGCCGCTTTAAGTTCAAGCAAGCGCACAATCACATCATCAATTTCGCTCGATATTTCACTAAACTCGCGCTGGGTGATATTGCCGTCCGCATAAGCAGTCTGAAACACGCTAAACACTTCGCCTAGCTCTTTCATGCTGCTCATGACGATATCGAGCATGCCCATATCACCATCATCAGGCATCACAGGCAGCGCCATTACCACTGCGTTGGCTTTCTCAGCATAAAACCTAGCCGCATCTAAATTACGATTCGTGCGGTCCAGTATTTGCTCAGCCTCTTCAATGTACAGATGATGCGAGTTGGAATTGAAATTCAATTTATTGGTAAGCATCTGAGTGCTTAATTTTGATTCGCGGCCAAGGTTCATAAAACTTACCAAACCCTCGATACCACCGTCAAAATCATGCGCCACTCGATGTATAAAATGTAGGATAGTCAACGTTTATTCTCCCAAATAAAAACGTAAAAGTTGTTTAAAATCAATAACATAATGCACACATACCCAGTAAGAAAAAACCGCTAAGCCCCAAACAACAGAGCCTAGCGGGTACAACTGGGAGAGTAATGCACGAGCTATGTCATAGTCATAGCCACATTCGTACTCGCTGCACTCAACTTACAAGTCAGCCCCGATGTGGCACGGGTAAAAAAGGTGGCACCACCTTTCAAGCTATAATTGATGGGCTCAAGACCAATGTTTAACTTATTTAAGAAAGGCAGCGCCATGAAAGAATCAACCACCATGTTTGATGGCACCTACTTGATTTACAAATGCCCACACTGCGGCATGAAAAGTGGCAGTGAGCCTGCCGACCCTAAGAAAAACCCAGATCCGTTTAGCTTTTTGCCAAACTGCAAAGGCTGTGGCGCACCCAAAGAAATTGACTGGGATGTAATTGATGCAGCGCATGCGAGCTTTAAGAAATGAACTCACGCAGCCGCCTCGCTGGTATTACGCATGGACTCTGGCAGACCATCATGCGGATGAGGATAAATATCAGAACGCAACTCGTGCGGCGTCACCTGAAAATTGACAGCCTTACAAGCTTTAATGACATGGCGTTCTGGAATCCCATCAGCCGTAACATTTAGCCAATTCCATACATGGGCTTGTTTAATTGGTTTTTCATCGGTGGACAGTACCTCAGCTAAACGCTGCTGCTTACCACCTAGAAGCTCAATAATTTTTTCAAGGAATAATTTACTCATGACGATAATATACAAGCATACTTGTAAGAATGTCAACAAGTATAATTGTTTGACCAAAAAACCTAATGACTACAATATGTTGAGCATGAATTTAGGTGAACGAATAGCAGCAGCGAGAGAACATGCTCAACTCAATCAAAGAGAATTAGCAGAGAAACTCAATGGCTTAATGACTCAACAAAATATCTCATTACTAGAGCGCGGTATTACAAAAGGTACTGAGTATTTAGTTCAAATTGCTATGGTATGTGGCGTCCGTGCAGAATGGCTTGCTGTAGGACATGGCGAAATGACAGATGGCTTATATGTTGAAGATATCAGAATTAAAAAAGCAGTCCTCTTAATGCAGGAGCTTCCTGATTACGCGCTGGATGAAGCAATTAAGGGCCTTGATTCGGTATCGAAACTCAGCAAGATGGCAAAGTAAACAATTCAAAAACAACGTACACTATTTGCAAATACAATTACCACTTAATTTTGAATAAACAAAATAAATAAAATGCATTTTATAAAAAAAATTACAATATTATTTGCATTAACTTCCGTAGTATTTCAAGTAGATGCAAAAGAAATTTTGCAAAAAACGCTACCAGCTTTCACCACCACTGGTGATACAAACAATCAGGCGTTAAATCATCGATTTAACCTAACTAGAAATCAAATCCTTAATATATATAGCCCTAAGAAATTATTTATTGACTATACAGCCAATGAAGTTAAAGCAGATACGCAATATAAAGATAAATTATTCGTCCTTGCAGGTAAAGTAAGCAAAATATCAAAAAACTTCACAGATGATATTTACCTTGAATTTAATAATACTGGAGTAAATAGTTATCAAGGTATTAATGCAAACTTATATCCAACTCAAATATGCGGAACCTTATCTTCAGCAACGATTTGTACTGCAACAACGTTAGCCTCAAATTTAAAAAAGGGTGAGCTTGTAGTGCTAGATTGTATTGGCAACGGAATGATGCTTGGTAGGCCAATGCTTAAAGACTGTTTAGTTAGAATGCCGGCTAAGGACGAGCCAAAAGTGAATCAAAAAGCCAAGGTTAAGTAATAATGCTTGAAAAACAACAAATAGAATTATCTATTGATGGCTTAGCGCTTGCCAATCTTTTTGTCACCAAGCAGCTTATTTCTGCATTGATTGAAAAAGGGGTACTTGATAAAGAAGCGATGCAGCAAGTCTTTGAATCTGCAAAAGCGTCGCTTCAGGGGGCCACAGCTTCTATCCCTGGTGAGCAAGCGGACTACATCCTGAGTCTTATTTGGGGCAGTTTCACACCCACTCTCAACAGTAATCCACATTGAGCAGCAACGTGAACGTTTAAATTTAATATCCTCAATTAACATAACCCCACCTATTTAACCCGCCTAATGCGGGTTTTTTATTGTCTAAATTTCACAGAATTATTTCTGCTTGCCTAAATATTAATCGCTTTTCTAAAAATATACAATTATTCTTGTTGACATAGTTACAAGTATGCTTGTATATTATTTCAAAACATCACTCAAACCTGAGTAATTTTTGAAAAATGAAGCGAGGTAAATCATGAAAAATTATCTTTTAGCCAAAACAGTCTGGGATTCACTCTCAGTTAAAGCGCGCCAAACGCTACTACATCAACATGGCCGTCACCCATCTTTATCCTCGCGCTCATATCCATTTATACCCAAAGAAATACGCGCTGATATTCAAGCCGACTTACTCAAACAATTACCACCACAACCAAAAACAACACGTCAACCAATACCACATTGGCAAGATGCATTTTAAGGACAACATCATGACCAAAAACATGACTCGTAAAGCCTATAAACGTGCTGACATCGCTGATAAAAGCATCATGTTTTCTATTGCATTGGCACTCAGCGCTCTATTCATTCAATCACTTTTACAAGCGTTTTAAGGAAATATCATGCGCCCATCTACTAAGTGCAGTTTTACCCCAAAGCCAAAAACATCCTATCTACCTTTGCTGTTCATTGTTGCCGCTTCGCTATCAGGTGCTTTTTTATTTAATGATGCAGAGCCATACGTGAATATGACATTCGTATCAGATGCTAAAGAAGCATGTGTTATCAACCCACATGCACATGAACAAAATGAACAGAAACAAGTTTGCGGCACGATTGTGAGCTTCAAATGACCTTAATAAAAATATTCGGCGTCATTGCCATTGCGGTTGTACTCATCATTGTTTGGGCTCTATTGGGCATTAATAAGCCAGATGATACCAATGAGAAAGACGCACATGACCCCTACTAATTTAAACCGCGCCCAACGCCGCCAAGCTGAAAAGAACACCCGTAGAGGCATTACCCATGCCGAGCGTGTAGTGCCATTACCTGCCCTACTAGATGAGTTCACCGTATTTGATATGCCACAAAGCATCATCGACCAGCTGAAAAATGGCTCGATTGATTGCGCTAATGATGTACCAGTGTTTAGAGATAACAGCGGCCAGTGGATAGAAGTTTTACCCGCTCTCAATGGATGGATTTTTACATGGCAAAAAATAAGCGATGAACTTCATTTATCACTGCCATTAAAAAGCTTTTATGCCATATCAGAGCGCTTAGAAAAAGGCATATTAATTCAAGCTGAAATAATCGGCGTTGCAGATATCGCACTCGATATTTTCCGCATTGCATTTCGTGAGGCCGATCGCAGAGAAATCGTCCGCATTGCTAAAAACGCCCAGCTTCAAATTCTACTTAACCCCACTATCAATTAGTCAGGAACCATCATGCAAACGCAAACCCTTGGCCAGCATATTAACATCAGCGATATTCGTGCCTCACTTACTAATCCACGCAAGCGGTTTGACTCAGCTGATCTGCAAGATTTAGCCAATAGTATTAAGCAGCATGGCGTCATGCAGCCAATTTTAGTACGCCCAACCAATGACGCTGCTGTGTCGATGGATCCAACAGGCCACACGCTTTATGAACTTGTTTCAGGTGAGCGCCGCTGGCGTGCGAGTAAGCTAGCGCAACAAGACACCATCCCCGCCATCATCCGCGAGCTGGACGATTTAGAAACACTGCAGCTGCAGATCATAGAAAACCTGCAACGCTCAGACCTTCACCCACTTGAAGAAGCGCAAGGCTTTAAAGCCCTACTCGATAACAAAGACGCTAAAAGCTGGGATGCAGACGAACTAGCCGTCAAAATAGGCAAATCACGCAGCTATATATATGGCTCACTCAAACTAAATGAACTATGTACTTATGCGCAAGACTTGTTCTTTGAAGGTAAGTTTGGCCGTGAAATTGCATTACTCATTGCACGCATACCAGGCGCGAAACTTCAGGAGCAAGCCGCTAAAGACATTGTGAGTAATGAGCTTAGTTTTCGTCGTAGTAAAGACTATATTCGCCAGAATTTCACCCTAGATTTAAGTAAAGCGCCATGGGATAAAATCAGCACCACGTTATATCCGATGGCTGGCAGCTGCTTTAGTTGCCCTAAACGCACCGGCAATTATCCAGAGTTATTTCAAGACATTGATAGTACAGACGTCTGTACAGATACCGCATGCTTTGCGGCGAAAAAAATAGCTTATGCGCATGATGTGATTAAAACTCAGCCCAACGTCATTCATGGTGAAGCTGCTAAAGAAATTGCACCGTATGGATTAGTTGGTGGATATTTAAGAGGCTATGAAAAAGAAGCTAAAGCATGTGTTTATTCTTTAGATGGCGTTCAAATCACCGATGAATTAATTGCTGAAGTTAACCCACCAAGCCATACCATTGTTGATGATAAAAATAATGTTGTCGTCATTTATAAAACTAGTGAGGTGCAATCATTATTAAAAGAAAAAATTAAAGAAAAACTAGCTTCAGGTGAGTTAGTAGTTAATCCTAAAGAGCCTGAAGAAAAGCCAGCTTGGAAAATTGAACAGGAAGCCAAAGAAGCTAGACAGTCCGTTGAGGATGAAAGACGCATACATATATTCAATCGCCTAATACCTAAGATTGATTATTTTAACGTTGATACTGTTCACCTCCTACTTAGAATGGCCATTACAACGCTGAGTACAGATGTTTCAACTGATTTACAACCAGTGTTAGATCAATATCAATTTGAAGGCACTGAAGAAGAGTTTTTCACAGACTTTCAGCAAAGTAAGCAAGGTCAAAAGGAATTGCTGAAAATGCTCGCCATGTTGTTACTCGCACCAGGTTTAGAGGTTCATTGGGGTTGGGAAACTGAAGCAGATAACGAAAACGACACAGATTACCAAGCCCTACTCTCATTTATTGGCAATATTGGCCTCGATTTATCGCAATTTTTAACCGCCGAACTGCCCCTTACCCCACCTTTGGCTGCGCAGGCGGTTGAATCAAACGCCGACTTGGCTGCGCCTGCGAATAATGAAACCCAACTGTCGCCTAAATTGCAGGAAATCAAAGACAAAGAATTGGCCAAACGCGCTAAAAAAGCCCAGAAGCAAGAACAAAAGGAATCTGCTAACGCAGATCTAAATACTAAGGCGCTGACTGAGTCAGCGCAAACCAGTGGTGCGAGCGATACCGTAGAGGTTGAGGCATGACACCCGCGCAGCAAACAATACTCGACTTCTTAAAAGGTGCGACGCCTGCCCAGG